CAGAACCCATCTTGACAGGTCCACCATCTTCAAATCTTTCAGCTAATGCTGGATCCATTTTCTTTTGCACTTCTTCTGGTAACTTTGAAAAGCCTTTAAATTTAGCAGGAACAGCTTCTCCTCCAGCTTCCATTTCTTTTGCTTTTACTTTTGCAATGGCATCTCTTAAATTTCCTTGTGTCATAAGACCTCCTTCTTTAGCCATTTTAGGCATAATTGTATTTTTTTCAATAGACATTCCTTTAGGCGTTGTTATTGAAGCACTTTGGATTGATATCTTGATAGGCTTTGTTCTAATCTTTTTAGCTGTCTTAGCACCTTTTTTGAGTTTAGCCATTGTCTTGGCTGACTCTTGTCTTCTCTTGTCACCAAAAGGATCAGCAGTAGCTCCACCAAATCTAAACAATTTTAGTTGTTTAATTTTGCCTGGATTAACCTCTTTTACTTTTGTGTCATCAACAAATTTTCGATTGTTAGTATCTTTGCCACGCCTTTGCAAATCCCTATAAACCATGTCTCTATCAGCTTGCTCACTTGCAAGACCTACAAATTTACTAAAATCTTTTTTTCCTGACACTACTTCATACCCTTAAACTTACCACCACGACCTGGCACAACACCACCCATGTTCATCTTTTTAATTTTACCACCATCCATCATATTGACAGGTTGTGATTTTGTCATGTCCATGACTTCTCCACCCATTTCCATTCCAGATATTTCTTTTATGGCTTTCTTCATACCTTTTTCATCTTTAATATCAATTGGTGGCTTTGGTTTTGATTTTCCACTTTTAACATCTTTAAGAATTTTTTGTAATTCATCTAACCCTTTTAACATTTTATCTTTATTTGACATTAGTAATACTCCATCTTTCTTCTATAAATTGGTTCGTCATCTTCGTCATCAGGAGTAGTAATAAAACCACCCTGTCTAAATCTTAGTATAGCTTGTGTCATCGAATCTGCCAAGTCATCAAAATCACCATGTGGAAAACTTGCACATTCTTCAACAACCTCCTCTGCAAAATTAGCATCAGGTCTCCATACCATACCACTTTCAAACACAGGTGCACAAGCATTCATTCTTGCAAACTTATCAATCAATATCATGTCAGGATCATATGCTTCGCACAGTTCTTGTGCTTTAAGTTTGAGTTCTGGAAAATCCCAACGACCTTTTTCTGCGTCAAGCAAGATGATGGCATCTCCTTCACCCTCAACAGGTGTAAAAATACCCCAAGTAGTAATAGCACTATAATCAGAACGCTCAGTCTTCGTGAAAGCCGTGTCGTATGATTGTATGATGTATGAGCACACAGGTGGCTCAGAACGATCCCAAACATTCCACCATTCCCTTTTTATAATCGCACCCTCTTCAGCAGTAGGGTTTTGCATATATTGTGAGTTCCATTTTGACACAGGTATAGAAGATTTAACAGCCTCTAATTCTTCTTTCGACCAATATTCTTCCCATAACACATTACCTGTGTCTGGAAATATAGCTGGAAACTCTACAACTTCCCACCTATCAGCACCACCTTCTGCTTGTTTTTGCAATACTCGTGCAGTTAAGTCCTTAATACCCCAGCGTGTCATGACAATAATAATCGACCCACCTGGTTGTAATCTTTGTCTTGGACCTGATGTATACCAATCATAGATACCATCAAGAGCCGTAGGACTTAGAGCATCTTGTTCAGAAACAGGATCGTCAATAATGAGCAAATCAGCACCTCGTCCAGCCAAAGCACCTCCAACACCAACGGCATAATACTCTCCTCCACTGTTTGTTGACCATCTTCCTGCAGCTTTTGCATCAGAAGCAAGTTTAACATCAGGAAAGATGTCTCTAAAATCTTCACTATCAATTAAGTTCTTAACTTTACGACCAAAGCCAACAGCAAGTTCAGCCGTATGTGTTGCTTGTATTATTTTAAGATCTGGTCTTTTGCCCATCAGCCATGCAGGAAACAAGTAACTTGCAAACTCAGACTTGGTATGTCTGGGTGGCATATTTACAATCAAACGCTTGATTTTGCCATCAGCTACGGCTTGTAGCTTTTCACCATAGATTTTGTGGTGCTTGCCTTCAATAAAGCCAGACCATATTTTTTTCACGAAACGTAAATAATCTTCTTGCGACTCTGATCTATCCTCAAGTTTTTTAAGCCTCTTCAGTAATGGAGCTACTTTCTGTAACTCATCATCACTTAAATACTCAGCGTATTGTAAGTTGGTCATGCTACCTTAGATAAAAATCTATCCACTGCTGCTACTGTGCCGCCTTCTTGCATTCTTCTTGGTGATGGCACTCCTGTTATTCTCTCGATAAGTTTATTTAAATTGCCTGCGTCAAATCCTACAGGTCTAAAGTTTATGTTTCTAGCTTGGAATGGAGAAGAGACTACTGTAGGTATATTTTCAAGGGTTCTGGGAGTCCCCCCTCCAAACACATTAGGAGCGGAAGGCTTTTCATCTTCTTCAGGTTTAGGTGTCCTAGGTCTAACTATTGGCGATGGCTCATTATCACTTGTGGCTATGCCTATAGAACTAAGATTTCTTCCTTCAATCAAATTACCAAACTCATCTTTAGCTCCAATAATTCTTCCTGTATCTGGGTCTACAACGGCATCAAGACCTTTTTTAACAATGGCATCAAATAGCCTTCTGTCAAAAAGTGATCCAACTTTATTAGCTAACGTAGCTATTATGTTTGGAAATTCTTTGTCACCAATCGTAAATGTATTTTTAAAACGATCTGGTCTGCTTAAAATGTCAGCAACTCTCTCTTGTGTGACATCACCAACAATGTCTCTCACTTCTAACGATGGCACAACGTCACTGCCTACAACAGAAACATCAGGACCTCTTGTAAGGTCTGTAGTTGCAGTCGAATCTGCAACAGGATCACTATCAACAAAACTTATTGGTCTATCTAAATCTTCTGCCACAGTATCTCTGTCTAATGCTCTTTGAATATTTGATATTTCTTGTGCTCTTGCTCCACGATTTAATAGCTCTTGCACTTGTGCACTTTGACTTAAAGGTTGAATAGACCTTGTATCTATGTCAAATACTTGATCTCTTAACTGTCTGTCTCTTCTACCCTCTAATGTTTCTAATGCTTGATCTGGCAATACTGAAGCTAATCTTGATGCCAAAGCTCCTCGTACATTAACACCTGGTTGATTAGGTCCTAAAACAAACGTAGGTCTGCCACCTCTGTCTTGAATTGCTCTCTGCTCTCGATCAATTCTCTGTCTATTTGTTTCTACAGGAACATCTCTTGGATCAAATGCTAGACCAGGTATTCTTCTTGCATTTAAAAAATCCCTTGCATCACGAACTAGAAAGTTTCTCTGTCGGTCAAATTCTTCTTGTGTAAGAGGTCGATCTCTTACATCAAACTCACCTACTGGAATAATGCCTTGATCTATCGAAGGTTGTATTGGATCTAACGTAGCAAGTTGATCTACATTAGATGTTAATGGCTCATTTAATCTTAACTGATCTAAATTAAAATTATCTAATATAGTTCTTGCACCTCTAATGTCATCCATAACTTTTGCACCAGCACTGCCAAACTCTTGAGTAGCTATTGCTTTAGATATATTCGATCTTGTAGTTGGATTATTTAAATCAAAACTCTCACCAGCTACATTTTTAATTGCATCTATGTACGCTGCTCTATTTCTAGCACTGTTTTCTTTATTCCCACTTCCAAGATAAGTGTTTGCTAACGCTGCTGGAGTTGTTATATTTGCATCTGGCTTATTTGCATACAAGCTCAACTGTCTGTCAATTCCATCTATGCCTGCCTCCAATGTATTGAATATTGCAGGTGCTAAATTATCTTGTGAAAGACGGCTTCCAGAAGGTAAACTCTTAACGACTTCAGTAGTTAAATCCTCTCGACCTTGTTTTAATGCACCTGGATTATTGGTAAATGGAATACCTGCTGCACCAGATCTTATAGCTCCTATTACATCAACAGCTAAAGGATCGGCATCTGCAATCCTTGCTTGGTTTTCAAGATTTGACAACCTGTCAATACCACCTCTCAATGATGCGACAGGTGTGCCTGC